ATTAAAAGCATTTATAAATCAATAAAGGAAATAACAAAATGTCAAACTGGTCCAACCTTGCAAAAGTAGTATATAAGCGTACATATGCTCGTAAAGATTCTGGTCAATTAGAAAATTGGGCAGATACTGTTGAACGTGTAATTGCAGGAAATGTTCAAGGTCATAATGTCTCAGCAGAAGAGATTGAGCGTTTGCGCTATTATTTGATGAATCGCAAGGCTGGCCCAGCTGGACGCGGTTGGTGGTATAGTGGCGCACCAAGCCATAAAAAGCTTGGTGGCGTTGCTCTTAATAATTGCTGGTTCGTAGCTGGTGATGAATGGAATAACTTTGTATTAGCACAAGATTTGCTAATGCTAGGTGGTGGGGTAGGTATGAGCGTTGAACACCGCTTTGTAAGCAAGCTACCAAGACTAAAGAAAGATGTAATCATTGTTAGCCGTGAAACAAAAGACGCAGACTTTATCGTTCCAGATTCCCGTGAAGGTTGGAATGAATTAACTCGCAGAGTATTAGAAGCTTATTTTGTAACCGGTAAATCTTTCTCTTATTCTACTGTTTGTATCCGCCCAGCAGGTGAACCAATTAATGGCTTTGGTGGCGTATCTAGCGGTCCAAAACCATTAGTTACATATGTAGAGAAACTAGTTGCGCTCTTAAAGTCAAGAGAAGGCAAACATCTACGTCCAGTAGATGCTGCTGATATTCTTTGCTCTATTGGTGAAATGGTAGTATCAGGCAACGTTCGTCGTTCCGCTATTATTATTCTTGGCGACCCTTGGGATAAGGAATATCTAAAGGCAAAGCGTTGGGATTTGGGTAATATTCCTACACAACGTGCAATGGCTAACTTCTCAGTTGTTGTAGATGATGTAGAAGATTTGCATCCTCTATTCTGGAAAACATACGAACAAGGTGAACCATTTGGTCTTGTAAATCGTAAGAACATTCAAAAGTTTGCTCGTATGGGCGATTTAAAGCCTGATAGCGCTATTGGTGTAAATCCTTGCGCAGAAGCAACTCTAGAAGACGGTGAACCATGCAATCTTCAAGAAATTGCTTTACCAAACCTCTTAAACGAAGAAGAATTTATTGAATCTGCAAGACTCATGCACCGTTGGGGTAAACGTGTAACTATGGAAAAATATCACCAACCAAAATGCGATGCTGTCGTAAAACGCAATCGTAGAATTGGTACTGGTATTACAGGATGTTTACAAAGTCCCCTATTTAATCCTGATACATTAGATAGAGCATATGCCGCTATCCAAAAAGAGAATCGGGACTATTCAAAAGAATTAAACATCCCAGAAAGTATCCGTACCACGGTTATTAAACCAAGTGGAACTATCAGCAAAGTCATGGATTGTTATGAAGGAGTCCATCCTGCATATTCACGTTATATCATTCAACGTGTACGTTTTGCTGGCAATGATCCATTGCTACCTTTATTGCGTGAAGCGGGACATTATATGGAACCAACTATACGTTTTGATGGCACATTAGACCACAATACTCAAGTGGTTGATTTTTATGTTGCAGCACCAGACAACGCTCCTGTAGCTGATGAGGATTGGACAACATGGAAACAATTAGATGTTGTTAAGATCGCTCAGAAGCATTGGGCAGACCAAGCAGTTTCAGTTACTGTATATTATAAGCAGTCTGAACTTGAAGACCTAAAGGCTTGGTTAAAAGACAATCTTAAATATCTTAAGACTATTTCATTCCTTTGCCACAGTGAACATGGTTTCAAACAAGCGCCAAAAGAAAAGATTAGCAAAGAACAATATGAAAAGCTATCTGCAAAGATTAAGCCAATTAATATTGATAATGGCGTAGGTGATGGTGATCTGTTAAGTTCTCTTGAGTGCGAAGGTGGCGCTTGTCCAATTAAATAAAAATGGAGAATAACATCCCCAAAATACTATTTATTATAATATTTTGGGGTGTTTATTAGGAGAATGATAATGAAAATAAGTAAATCTTACTTAAAAAAACTTATAAAAGAAGAAATGGAACATTTATTTGAAGAAGAACAATATTCTGAAGATGATTTGAAAAAGCAAAAAGAAAACGAACGAAACTTCGTTGATGAAATGGATCGTCTTAAAAAATATATTCCAGAAATAAAACAATTTATTAGCAACATAAAAGAAGCAACAAAAGATGAAAAATTCCTTAAATCTTTAAGAGATTATGCGTTATTTATTTGGAGAGTTGTGCATGTTCCATTTGATGAAAAAGAAGTTTATGGTAAAGGTGGTGGCGCATATGGATATTTTGCAAGACACAATTTAACAATGCAGCAAAAAGAAAAATATAAAAAATTAGTAATGGATATTGCTTTGCAGTTGTTTAATGATGATGAAACACTAGTTAAGCAAATGATTAATCATGTAGATAAAAAAGAACAAATAATGCTTATCGCTGGTGGATATTCTCCAGAAGAATCAAAAAAAATCTATGCTGATTTAAGTGAACCGGGACTTAGAGCTTCAAGAGAAGCGGCAGCATCGCTTATTAATAAAATGCGTAAAAGTAAAAGTGGTGTTATAAATATTAGCGATAGAGATTAATTATTCTTTTTCTTTACAACTTAACCGCACTATGTTAGATTGCATAGTGCGGTTTTGTTTTTGGAGGATACTCTATGTTCAATATAAAAGTTATTGAGAATGAATTGACGAAACGTTCTAATCACGAAATACGTTTTTCTCATGAATCATATTATATGTCTGATGATTTTGGCTTTTATCGTAAGCTTATCGTAGATAATAGAGATTCGGGAATCAAAGTTCGCTTAGACACATTGCAAGAAGCAGAAGAGCGTGGTAGAATAGAAGAGAAGTATCGTTACCTTCTCGGAGAAATCCAGAAAGTATCTAACCGTTAGGAGAATATATGTCATACAGCGTTGATAACGTAACCGATAAGCCGAAGTCCAAGGAAGAGCACATGAAGGATTTTGTTAAGAGCATGGTTTCTATCGAACAAGCTATTCAGCCATATAAGGATCAACGTAGTGATTTACGAAAGAATTATGTAGATAACGGCTGGTTGAATAAAGATGAAATGAAGAATCTAATGAGAGCATACCGTTTGATGAAAGACCAAACTGATTTCTCTCAGCTAGAACAAACATATAATACAATTACAAAGCCATAAAGGAATAAACATGGACTTCTTCCCAAAGAACAAGTTTCTTTTGGTCGAATCAGTTCAAGAAAAGAAACCAGAGGAAAAAACCTCTGGTTTCATTCTTCCTGATGACTATAAGAAACAAGAGACACATAAAATTGTAAAAATACTTCGCGCTTCACCCGGTTCTCAATATATTGATTTGTGTAATTCATTAGCCGTTGTACCGGTAAACATGATTGAAACAATTAATGTTCTTGACAGAACCTTAACTGTAATTCCTGAAACAGCAGTTTATGGTGTATTTTACAAATAGGTGATAAATGGAACACGATACGATTTATTTATATGGCGATAATATTGGTAAAGTAGAGTTGGTTGATCACGTAGGTAGTGATTTAACTATTGTTAATAGTGCGCGTGTATCTTTTGGTGTTCATAAAGCTGATCTTGATGATAAAGATAAGAAACTAATTCGTTATCTTATTCAACATCGTCACACATCCGTATTGGAACATTGCTTTGTTACTTTTAGAATCAAAGTACCACTATTTATTCGCTCTCAGCATCATAGACATCGTACTTGGTCATATAATGAAATTTCTCGTAGATATACAGAAGAGAATTTACAGTTTTATGAGCCAGTTATGTTTAGAACCCAACATAAAAGCAATCGTCAAGCTAGTAATGAAAAAGAATTAATTGATCCTGTAGTATATGATGTTGGTTCTATGAAAGCATCACAAGCCTTGAGAGATCATCATCTATCATCTGTTTCATTATATGAAAAAATGATGGAAGCTGGAATTTGCCGTGAACAAGCCCGTGGTGTATTGCCGCAAAATTTGTATACAGAATATTATGCAAGCGCAAATTTAAATAATATTCTTAAATTCATTGGTCTTCGTATCCATGAAGGAGCACAATATGAAATACAAGTAGTTGCTAAAGCTATGTTAAAGCTACTTGAGCAGCTGTACCCAGAAACCCTCAAGGCATATTATGAGGTAAATAAGCATGATTAGTTTTTTATTTGATATCGATGGAACGCTCACGCAGCCAAGACAAACTATCACTCCAGAATTTGAAGAATTCTTTTTTAACTGGATGCAAGATAGAAAAGTATTTCTTGTCACTGGTAGCGACATGGAAAAAGTTCGTGAACAATTAAGCGAACGTATCATCGATGCATGCTCTGGAATATTCTGTTCCATGGCAAATGAGTTCTATGTAGGCGGCAAGGAAATCTATAAAAATAAGCTAGACTTACCAGAAGGATTTCTTTTTTGGTTAACACAACAATTTGATAAATCCCCATATCCAGTAAAGAGAACAAATAATTTTGAACATAGAAGTGGTATGTTAAATTTTAGTATTGCTGGTCGTAATTCAACTATTGAAGAACGTAATGCATACAATGAATACGATAAGCAAACTGGAGAACGAGAAAGAATAGCAAATCAAATTAATGAAATGTACCCCGGTAAATTAGAAGCCTGTGTTGGCGGCCAAATAAGTATTGATATTCAAAATGTTGGCAATAACAAAAGCCTTGCTTCTAAATGGATTCGCAATCATATAGATAGTGACATTATTTTCTTTGGCGATAAAACAATGCCGGGAGGAAATGATAGAGCAATCGTGGAAGACATAATTAAGAACATGGATGAATTTAGTGGATTCTATCAAATAGAAGGGCCACAAGATTTAAAAAGCATATTAGAAAATATTTAATATGATTCAGCGCACTCTTGAATTAGAATACGATAAGTTAGTTATCGGCTCTGACTTGAGTGCGTTTTCTTATTCTTATATAAATAAAATACCATTAATATATATTAATTTAGAAAAACCATATAAATATAGCGAAAATGAAAACTGGATTTTAGAAACAAACATTTGGGAAGATTTAGCGTTTCTATTAGCTTATTCAAGTTATATGCCTCTAGGAGATAGAGTATCTTCAATAAGAATAGAAGATAATAATGCATTAAAAGTAGTTACAAAAAATAATCTTTTATGTAATATAAAATTTAATTCTTTAATAATAGGTGATGATAAAAAAATAGACGGCCTACCTCCAGTTGTAGATAGAACTTCTAAAGATTATTGGGTTATAGATAAATTTAAAGTTGTAACTGGCTCTGAACATGAATATAAATATTTAAATGGAATTGGAGATTTTGTTAAAAAAATTTATTTTTATAAAAATACAAGATTGCCTACAAACATAGGCAATAATATGAATAAAAAAGATGTACTTTGTGTTTCCAAAATAGAAGAAAAAAATCTAGATAATTTTGATTATTCGCATGTGTGTTCTAGAATTGTAGTGACAAAGCTAATGAAGCAAGCCGGTATAGTAGGAAGAAAAAATGGTGTTAACCGTAAGTCTAGAAGGCCGGTACAATTAGAGTGTGATGAAAGAATAGTTTATCCATTAGGAAGAAATATTTATAATTCTCTTCCAAGTAATGTAAATATTTTGTATGATAATTGGGATAAAATATTATTGCAAGATAGCATAGAAGACGAATATATAAATAAATTAAAAATTAATTATGGAATCAATATCTAAAACTAAGTTTATTCACCATCTAGCTGGTATAGTACCCGTTGGAGGTCAAGCTTTAAATTTTAACATGCCTTGGCATGATAGTCTAATGCCACTAGCGCCAAATTATTTAGCAATAGAAAAATCAATATATGAATGTGCTTTAGCTGGTTGCGAGACTATTTGGATTGTAGGCCACTATGGAACACAGCCTTTAATAAAAAAAAGAATTGGAGATTTTGTCTTTGATCCGAACTCATATGATTATTTTGGTAAAAAAGGTCCAGATAGAACTCTTCCTGTGTATTATGTGCCAATAAATCCAAAAGATAAAGAAAGAAGAGATAGTCTAGCATGGAGCGTACTTTATGGAGCACATAGTGCTTATTCTATATCTAAGTTCCTAACAAAATGGATAATCCCAGAAAAGTTTTTTTGTTCTTTCCCATATGGTATTGCTAATCCATTTTCATTAAGAGACAATAGAAAATTAATTTCAACAAATAAAAAGACTGTTTTTTCATACAAAGGTAAAACAGTTAAAGATAACGTACATTTAAACTTTACCTTTGATGCTCAAGATTATTTTTCTTGTAGAGATATAGCTAGGCAGAGAGATTTGGGAATATGGCTAGACCACAAAATAGATGCATCGATGTATGATTTATCTACTATTTTTAAAGGACTTGACCATACAGACGCTGATGTTATAGAATTACCTTGGTTCTATGACATAAGTACTTGGGAAGGCTACAGACAATTTATTTCATCAGAACATTCAAAAATCTTTAAAAGACCAAATAAGTTTTTCACAAAATTTAAAAAAAGGAAATTTGTCTATGAGCAAGATATCGGAGAAGATTTACAACAAGGTGAGTCCTCATTTGAAGATGAAATTAAATCTTCCTAATTATTATTTTGATTTATCACCAGATGAAAAGATATTTTTTGATGAATTATTAGACAATAAAGATGTTAAAGAAATTGAAACTTTAAAAGAATCTTACAAACAGATTATCTCTCACATTGACGGCTTTGTTGACAGTCTAGAAAAAGTAGATTCTATTCTTTTTCCTATTGATTAGCATATTTGATGCCTAGTTATTATGAGGGCATTTTATGAGAAAGGCGCTATTACTATTATTACTATTATCTTGCGGTAGTCCAAAAATTCAAAAATATAACGTTTGCGGGCAAGTATGCCATCCAGATTCTAAAAAAGCTGGCATTGGTATTTGTACTTTAGGTTATTGGGAGTGCGATAACCTATCAGAACCAGAATGTGTTGGATATGGAGCCGCAGGTAAGGAAGTATGTGATGGCTTAGATAATGATTGCGATGGTGCCGTAGATGAATCTATAATTCAACCTTGCCAAACACAATGCGGTGCTGGTTTTGAAATATGTAGCAATGGTCAATTTATTAATTGTGACGCTCCAAAGCCTCAAACCGAAATATGCGACGGTAAAGATAATGATTGTAATGGAAAAATAGATGATTTCCAATTCTTATCACAACCATGCTATACTGGTGATGCGGGAGATTTAATGTATGGCGAATGTCATCCCGGCTCTAGCAGATGTATAGCAGGAAAAATACAGTGCATAAATCAGCAGCTACCTCATTATGAAATGTGCGATGGAAAAGATAATGATTGCGATGGCGCAATAGATGAAAATGTAACAAAGCCAAACCGCTTAATAGATATTGTATTTGTCATAGATGAAAGCGGTTCAATGGAAAGCGTAATAAGAAATATAGCTAATATCTCTAAGACATGGATAGTAAAATATAGTAATAGAACAGATTTAAAATTTGGTGTAGTTGCCGCACCTTGGTCTAATACGTTGTATGATGGGCAATCACTCTTAATACAAGATTTAACAAGTGCTAGTATTGCTTCTGTAGCATTGTCGAATCAATATGGTGGCCTTTGTGCTTATGAGCCAACTTGGGATGCAATATATTTATTAAGTAATTCTCTTAATGAATTAGGCTTGACATGGAGAACAAACTCAGTTAAAGTGATTATCATGTTTACGGATGAAGTAGGTCAGTCATACGAATATACACCACCTTTATTATTACAAGAAGTTGTGGATATGGCAGTACAAGAAAATAGACACGTTTATATTTTTACTGTCCCGAATACTTATTATTCATATCAGCCAATAGTCGATGCAACAGATGGTGGAATATATAATTTATATTTATCACAACCAGAAATGGAAAGTGTATTAGATTCTATTGTTTCGGAGGAAACGTGCAAATAATTAAGAACGCAGCAAAATGTTTAGTATGCAATGAAGTTGTAGAAAGTAAGCATCGTCACGATTTTGCTATGTGTAGATGTGGGAATGTGGCTGTAGATGGTGGAAAAGATTATTTAAAGCGATCTGTTCGTGGCAAAGGAATTAAAGACATGTCAGTAATGGCACACGATAAAGATTGCTATTGGCATAAAGATTGGGTACAGTGTAGCTGCGGTGCTTTCTAATGCCAATTAAAAAAGATGAAGCGTATTTTCGTCAATACGTAAATAATCTCTTTTCATTTCCAAGCCGCAATGATAAATATGCGATTGTTGATGTGAAAAAGATTGGTAAGATATATTATTTTGTTTATATTGGTTTTGAAAATCACAGCAGCGATGAACCAGCCATGGAAGAATGTAAATCTCTTCTAAAGAGCGTTAACGTATTACAGCTTTCACTTGACAAAAAATGCGAATCATGTCAAGATATGTGTTCAATTGTTAAGAACAGTGAACAAAACAATCTGTCTTGCCCAAAATGTTTTCATGCATCAAATTGTCAATCTTGTGACGAATGCGGTATAGATGTTTATTGGGAACACGCAAAGAAAAAAGATGATATGAGAGTTTGTGAAGACTGTTTATAAATATTGGAGGAATAATGTCTGAACGTAAGAAGCCGAGCATCCCATTTGTTTCATTGCATAATCACTCTACGTTTTCTATTTTTGACGGTCTTGGTTATCCCGATGAACATGTTGATTTTAGTTATGGTAACGGCTTAAATGGTATTGCTTTTACAGAACATGGCAATATGAATTCTTTTTCTTATGCCTTTATGAAAGCTAAGAAAATGAAAGAAGAAGGGAAAAATGATTTCCGTGTGCTTTATGGTATTGAAGCATATATTCATCCTTCTATTCAACAATGGAAACAAGATCACACAAAACACAAAGAAGATGCAAAGCTTGCAAAGCAGGTTGATGATGATGTCGGTCTTGTTGTAGAAGATGAGAGTGAAACCAAGAAAGGTATTCGTTCGACGTTAAATCGTCGTTCGCATCTTGTGTTGGTTGCGCAGAATCAGACTGGCCTAAATAATCTTTTTAAACTTGTATCAGATTCCTATCGTGGAGATAGTTTTTATCGTTTCCCACGTATGGACTATGAATTGCTTAAGAAGCACAACGAGGGTATTATTGCAAGCAGCGCTTGTTTGGGTGGTGTATTGAGCAATGATTATTGGGACAATATAGAAAAAGGCGATAAGGCTGTTCTTGATGCAATGAGCAAAACAGTCGAGAATATGATGGATATATTTGGTGACCGTTTCTATGGGGAGTTGCAGTGGGCAAATTATAAAGAGCAGCATATCGTAAATCAATTTATTATTCAGCTATCTAAGATGCACGGGTTTAATCTTATTAGCACTTGTGATGCACACTTTCCTTCTCCTGATATGTGGAAAGATCGTGAAATTTATAAGATGCTTGGCTGGATGGGCAAACGTAAGGACGAGATTAAGATTGATGCACTTCCTAAGACTCTTTTGGAGATGGAATATCAGCTTTATCCAAAGAATGGTGACGAGTTATATGATACGTATAAGCGCTATTCAGGCGCTCTTGGATTTAGCTATGATGATAAATTGGTAGAAGAGAGCATTGCACGTACTGCGGATATTCTAAAAAATCGTATTGAAGATTATATGCCTGATACGGCTATTAAACTTCCTAGCTTTGTCATTCCAGAAGGTGAAACTGCTGATAGCGCATTGGCAAAGTTCGCCGTTGATGCGCTAAAGAATACCGGTTTGTATAAAGATAATGAATATATTGCTCGTCTTAAGGAAGAACTTTACACGATTAAAGATCGTGGATTTTCCAAGTATTTCCTTACAATGAAAAAGATCAGCGATAAGGTATCTGAACAGCAACTGGTTGGTTCTGGCCGTGGATCTGGCGCAGGAAGCCTTGTGTCTTATTTGTTGGGAATTACGCAAGTAGATCCAATCAAATACAAGCTACAATTTTCACGATTCATTCGTAAAAACGCGAAGGATTTCCCAGATATCGATTATGATTGCGCAGAACCTATGGAAGTAAAAGAAACATTTATTAAGGAATTCGGTGAGAATACTGTAGTTCCAATTTCAAATTACAATACATTACAAATTCGTTCTCTTATTAAAGATATTAGTAAACTTTATGAAATTCCTTTTACAGAGGTAAATGATGTAACAAGCAAAATGTTACTTGAAGCTACTCCTGTAGCAAAGCGAGAACACGGTATTACTGCCGGTGTTTATAATCCCACTTGGGAAGAGCTAAAGAATTATTCTCCAAGCTTGACTCAATATCTAAATAAGTATCCACATGTAGCAACACACGTAGAAAATCTTCAAGGACAAATCCGCAGTATCTCTCGTCATGCAGGCGGTGTATTGTTTGCAGATAATCTAGATCAAAAAATGCCACTTATTAATAGCGGTGGCATAATACAAACTCCTTGGACAGAAGGGCAAACCGTTCGTCATTTAGAACCACTAGGATTTATTAAATTTGACATCCTTGGTCTTGCATCTCTCCGCATGATCGAGACATGCATCGAGCACATTCTTAAAAGACATCACAATGTTGCGAATCCAACATTTACGGATATTAAGAAATATTATGATGCAAATTTGCATCCTAATAAAATTAATCTATCGGATGAAAAAGTATATGACCATGTGTTCCAGAAAGGTAATTTCTGTGGCACTTTCCAATTTACAAACACAGCAGCGCAAAAGTTTTGTATGCAAGCACTGCCAAAGAACATTGTAGATATTGCCGCAATTACATCAATTTTCCGTCCCGGTCCACTATCTGCCAATGTTCATGAAAAATATATTGAAGCAAAAAAAGATCCACAAAATATTTCTTATGTTCATGAACTAGTTAAAGAAGTAACAGAAGAAACTTATGGCTTTATTGTGTTCCAAGAACAATTAAGTCTTCTAGCTCACAAATTAGGTAAGGACATATCGCTGGATGAAGGCAACGAACTTCGAAAGGTACTCACAAAAAAAGGCACTGGAAAAGAGGCTCAAGTTAAAGAGAAACTGTACAGCAAGTTCATTGAAGGCTGTAAAGAAAAAGGACTTCCAGAAAGCACTGGAGTATCTCTTTGGAAAACTATGGAATTTTTCTCAGGATACGGCTTTAACTTGTCTCATGCTATTTGTTATTCTATACTTTCTTATCAGTGCGCTTATCTCTTTTACTATTATCCTGCTGAATGGCTTGCTGCCTTCTTGGACAAAGAGCCAGAAGATAGAAAAGAAGCAGCAATAAGTCTTGCTAAGAATTATAATTTCAATATCAAGACTTTAGATATTAATAGTTCCGGTCGTAAATGGGAGGTAGATGTTGATGGAAAAACTCTCATTCAGCCGCTGTCATCTATTAAAGGTCTAGGAGATACTGCGATAGATCAAATTATGATGTATCGTCCGTTTAAAACAATAGACGAAATATTGTTTCATGAACAAATTGTATTCAGTAAATTTAATAAGAAAGCTCTTGACGCATTAACCAGAAGTGGCGCAATGAATAGTTTGATTGACAGTAGATTTACTGGTATGAAGCATTTCTGGTCAGCAGCAGTAGTGGATCGACCAAAAACACCAAAGAAGTTCCTTGAGAATATTGACAAGTATAAACCAGAAGGCGATTTCTCAGATGAAGAGAAATTAGAACATATGGTTTCACTTACTGGCGTTTATCCGATTAACATGGTAATGACTCCTGATATAATCAAGAGATTAGAAGATAAAAATATACCTGCGATTGGTGATTACGAGCCAACATTAGGCGAAGTTGTATGGTTTATTCCACGTAGTATAGAAGAAAAGAAAACAAAGAATGGAAAAGTATATTGGCTAGCTAGTGTCACTGATTCTTCAAATAAAACAACAGTAATTAAATGTTGGGGTGTAGACGCTAAAAAAGATAAAATATGGACAAATCGTCCTTATCTTGCAAAGCTAGATTTTGATGAACAATGGGGATTTAGTACACGTAGTATCAAACACACATTTAAACTATTAGGATAATATATGACTGAACAAAGACCTTGGGGATATTATAAAATACTAGAAGACGCTGATACGCACAAAGTTAAACGGATTTGCGTTAATCCAAATCAGCGTTTAAGTTTGCAATCACATGCCAAACGTGAAGAACTGTGGATTGTTTTAAAAGGTAGAGGATTTGTAACTTTAGATGATAAAGATATTTTAGTAATTCCCGGTTCCATTATACGTATACCATTAGGAGCAAAGCATCGTGTAAAAAACGATGGTGTGGATGATTTAGAATTTATTGAAGTTCAAACAGGTAGTTATTTTGGCGAAGATGATATTGTTCGCTATAGCGATGATTATGGGAGATCATAATATGAAAGTAATAGCAGCTAGCGGTTATTTTAATCCTTTACACAAGGGACATGTAGAATATCTAGAAAAGGCAAAATCATTAGGTGACAAACTTGTAGTCATTGTTAATAGCGACCACCAGCGGGCATTAAAAGGCTCAAAAGAATTCATGAGTGAAGAAGAACGAATGATTATCGTTAAGGCTTTACGGTGCGTTGATGAAGTAGTATTGTCTATAGATACCGATGGCACCGTTTGTAAAACATTAGAAATGATCAAGCCAGACGTATTCGCCAAAGGTGGCGACAGATTTGCAACAGAAATACCGGAAGCTAAAGTTTGCTTTGATAATCATATCATCATGGTAGATGGTCTAGGAAATAAAATTCAAAGCTCCTCTTGGCTATTAGGCAAATAAAAAGGAATAATTAATGATTAAACTACAATGGAAACCACTTTCTGAAACTGCTAAACCGCCGTCTAAGGCACATACACAAGATGCTGCATATGATCTATACGCAGACATTCCTTCTGCGCACATATACATTCCTGCTGGTCAAACTAGAATTGTACCAACGAATGTTGCAATAATGCCACCAGAAGGCTGGTCATGCGATATTAGAGGGAGAAGCGGTATGTCCAGTAAGGGTAAACTAGTAGCTATTGGATTAGTAGATGCTTATTATACTGGTCCTTGGGGAGTTATTCTTTTTAATAGCACCCCAGAAACAATTCAAATTAATCATCACGATAAGATTGCTCAATTTACCTTAAATCGTGTCTATGAAAGTGAACTTGCTTTGGTACAAGAGTTCGACACTCCAGAAAATGTTAGATCTTCTAATGGTTTCGGTTCTACCGGTACGAAATAATACTATTTATTGTTTTGGAGAAAACTAATGAAGATATCTAAAACACTTTTAAAACAAATTATTAAAGAAGAGTTGCAGAAGATTGCTGAAACTGTAGAAGGTAAATGGTACGATGAAGTTACATTAAGAATGAACGCTACAGATTTTTTAAAATTAACTACTAATGAAGAAATAAACGCTTATTTAAAAAAACGTTTTGAACAAGAAAAAATGCAGTATTCTCCAGCACGGGCGGGAACATTGTTTCTATATGTTGATAATGATGGTACAGTTCTTTCTCATGAAGGTCGTAACAGAGCATATGCCAATATTCAAAGATTTGGTATTGGAGCAAAAAATGATGTTTTAATAAAAGTAAGAGAAAATAAATTACAAGATATTTCTTATTTAAAAGGTCAATATGACCAAACAACCCATGTTTCTGTTAAAGGAATTCCTGCTGTTAAACAACCTGATACAAAACAACAAATGGAAGATTTTCTAGATACAAAAGGCGAAGCTTTAGTGTTTAAGGCAAAAATTTATCCTCCTAATCCGTATAGAAAAGAAGAAACTGTTGTACCGGGATATGAAGGAGCGCTTACTAGGATATCTATTGGTTGGACAGAATGGGCTAAAAATTTTAGAAAATTAAATAATATGGAAGATTTTACAAGGGATGAAAAATATGCATATTCTAAAAAATATGCAGATCTTGTTAATGAAAAATATAATATCTATGACAGTAAAGGTCCATTGAAAGTCATAGACAAATCAGGAAGTATTATAAAACAAGTTTTTGAAAGAACTCCCGATCCAAAAGATACAGTTACAATAGAAAAGAGATAATATGTCATACGAAATAGGAGAATTAATTTTATTTCATGATAATGAAGGTAATGTTGATGATACAGCTATTATTCTCAGTAGTAGAACCATGCTACATTCAGAACATTATTATCCACAACACACAACTGAATTGATATATAAAATTCACTTAACAGAAGATGGTAGAGTGCTAGAATATCCAGAGCATCATTTAAAAATGAGAGCAAGTAGCAGAAAAGAATATGAGGCTAGATATGGGTTCTAGAAGTAAAACTGGAAACAAAAAGAAAAAACTAGAAAATAAAGTAGCACAACAAGCATCGCTTATATTAAATATTCCCGATAAATGTAAACTTTGCAGTGAACCATTTGACAAGAAGAACAAAGTAATGGTAATGTCTTGGTTCGTAGAAGTATATAACGAACAAAAAAGAGTAGATCTATTTTGTCCAAAGTGCAATGAAAATCGGAGATCAAATGAAATTACAAGAAACTCTGGCGTTTGATGATGTTTTGTTAGTACCGCAATATTCTGATATCGAATCAAGAAAGCAAACAAATATTTCTTCTTGGTTAGATGATACAATCAAGTTACAAATACCCATTATCTCAAGTCCAATGGACACCGTTACAGGAGAAGTAATGGCCTGTGAAATAAGTATTCTTGGTGGTTTGGGAATTATTCATAGATATAATACACCAGATCAACAAGCAGATATGGTTAAATACTGCAAAGACAATGAAGCAGGCGCAGTAGGTGCTGCGGTTGGATCTACTGGTGATTTTCTAGAAAGAACAGAAAAGTTATTAAATGCTGGTGTTAATGTTCTATGTGTAGATGTAGCTCACGGCGACCATATATCAGTAAAAAATGCGATTGCAGCCATAAGAGCAAAATTTGGTTATAAGATCCACATAATGGCAGGAAATGTGGCTACCAAAGAAGCTTTTGAACGCTTGTCTGATTGGGGCGCAGATAGTATACGTGTTGGTGTCGGCGGGGGCAGCATTTGCAGTACAAGAATTCAGACAGGTCATGGCGTTCCAACTTTCTGGTCTGTTTCTGAATGTTCTAACACATCCAAGAGAGCAAGATTGATAGCAGATGGTGGTATTAAAACATCTGGTGATATTGTTAAATCTCTCGCTGTTGGAGCAGACTTTGTTATGTTAGGCTCAATGCTAGCTGGTACAGATGTTTCGCCGGGAGATATTTTTGAAGAGAACGGTAAACAATATAAAGTTTATCGTGGCATGGCTAGCAAGGAAGCCCAAATGGATTGGAAGGGAAGCTATTCCAGCTTTGAAGGCGTAGCTTCTAGAGTTCCGTATAAAGGACACTTACCAAATATTCTAGAAGATATTACGAGAAATATTCGTAGTGGCTTGTCATATAGTGGGGCAAAAGATTTGGTAGAATTGCGAGCTAAGGCTAAGTTTATCAAACAATCTAGTGCTGCACAGATTGAAAGCTCGCCTCATATTTTAATTCGTCATGGATAAAAAAGAAGAAAATCGCAAGACGCTGTTATTTTCTATCGATGAAGACACTCATGCTAGGTTGCGTATACAACTTAGATACGATAGACTAACGCAGACGATGTTTTTTAATTTTATCATTAAAGGATATCTAGAAAATAATAAGCATGTCCGTGATTATATGGATTTTATTATTGCCGAGAGAACAAAAATATATAAAAGAAATGTAAAAACAAGAGAAGACGATAGAAAAAAAGAATCAGAAACAATAGAAGATTTTGCACTTAACGAAGACGAAATCAAAAATATATTTGATATTCTAGAAAGAGAGAATCCCGATTTATGAGCTGTAACAAACAATGTCTAGAGGCTTGTAAGAATCTTGATGTATCTTGTCCAAATAGCAGTTGCCGTAATTGGATAGAATTTGAAGAAGAATATAACTGCGTTCTTTATACTGTGGACAAGGCACAAGAAGAGGAACGAGAACTTACGTTAAGGGATGTAGCTAAAAGGCTTGGATGTAGTTTTGTTAGAGTGAAACAAATAGAAGATGAAGCACTGGTTAAATTAAACACAATTAAAGACGCGATATACTAATTATTAGTGCATTATTTTAGACTTTTACTAGTTAATACGACTATTTAATTTAAATTTGTATGTTTTCATACAATATCTTAGGAGATAATACATGAGCAAGAAAGAATTATTAAATGAAACACAAGTTCGTCGTTTCATGAAGTTAGCAAATCTTGAACCATTATCTAAAAATGTTCTTAGTGAAATGGCTCAATCAGAAGAAGAAAGAAAGCATGACGTAGGTGATCGTCAAGGCGCTTTAGCTAAAAGCGAAGGCACAGTAAAAGAAGAAATGGGCGGCATGGAAGATGAAGCAAAGATGGGCGGCATGGAAGAAGCAGAAGATGCTGCCGAAGCTCCCGAAGCCGAAGAAGCACCTGAAGCTGAAGCAGCTGGTGGTGGCGAAGCTGAATTGATGGCCCTAATCACAGCCCTAAAAGCCGTATTAAAGCCAGAATTAGCAGATAAATTAGACGTTGAATCTTCAGGCGAAGGTGAAGGCGAAGAAGAAATGAGCATGGATGATGTTTCCATGGATGGCGAGGGTGAAGAAGAAGGCGAAGAAGAGGAAGGCGAAGAAGACGAAGAACAACAAGATGAAGCCAAAAGCCTTTCTGAAGACGAATTGGTAGAAACAGTATTAGCCCGCGTAACTGCACGTCTTGTCGCAGAAGCAAAGAAAAAGAAGAAGCCAGCTGCTAAATCAGCAAAAGAAAAGATGGCTGCAAAGAAAGACTCTAAGAAAGAGAAAGATGTAGTTGAAGAAGCTACAGATGCAAAAGGTGGCGGTCCATTATTAAGTAAAGGTGGCAACAAGCATGATACCTATAAAGGTCATGCAGATATGGCCATGGCAAAAGGTGAAAAAGGTGGTAAAGGTGGTCATGAAATGGAAACACTAACCGCTAAAGCAGAACACACCGTAACACATGGCGGAACCAACCTAGCAACAAAGGGTGGCAACAAGAAGAAGTAACAAATAGTCATAGTATTATTTTCCTAAGCTCACCGGCATATCCCGTAAAAAGGTGTGCCGGTGTTTTAGGTTTAAGGACATAGAAAATGCAACTCACAAAAAAACAATTAAAACAACTAATCTCAGAAGAAGTAGAAAAAGTTTCAAATGAGAGTGATCGTTACACCACCCTAGTAGAAGGTTATGCATCGGATTACGGCGCAACTGATGAATCAGTTCCAAAAGAAGCATTAATGGATTTATTGGAAGTCATGGAAGAATCAACTGTTCCACGCGAAGCTTTTGAAGCATTTATGGAAAATCTTAATGAAGAAAAAATGTCTTCATTGCTAGGTGAAGTAGTAAATTTAGAAGAAGAGAAATAGTATCTTTAAAAGTTACATTTGACAAAACGCCGTCTTCTTGTTATAGTGAAGACGGCGTTTTTTATTAGGTGAATTATGAGCTATTTATGGTTTGCAGCTGGTTTCATAACATGCTATTTGATTATAGATTTTGGAAAGCTATTGGTTATAAGAGAATCTTTTTCTCGTGTTGAAAAGATATCTTTATTAGGCGTTATGTATCTACTGCAATATAAATTTCATGCTCTAGAAATATTACGTATAGCTTACGAAAGAGCGGGCGAAGAAAATCCAAAATATTTAGAAGAGTATAAACAAGTCATTAATAAGGTAGAAGAAAAATTTAATTTTTTTGGTGATAGCTGGGTTAAAAATATGCAGTCTATAATGCCATATGAATTACAATATAAATCTTGGAAAGAGGCAATAGAACACTCAAACAAACTATTTACTAATAAACAAGACAGAAAGTTTTAACATGAGCATAGCAACAGAAATGAATTATAAAAACAAAGAAGAAGCTATAACAGGAATATTAAAAAAATACCTTGTCATAAAAGACAACATGCTTCTCTCGGAGCGTCTTTTTGTTGCTAAATCAGTGATAAATTGGATTTTTCAAAATAGCAAAAATCCATTGATAATCAAATCTCATCTAGAAGATGTTGATAGACATATCAATGGTGAATTGGAACTATCTTGGAAAGATGGATTTATAGTAAGAAAAAAGAACAAGAAAGAGACTGCCAATGAAAACAAAAAAACAGAACCCAAAGAAAAAAAATAATCAAGAAACTATAGAAGATCATGGTGGTCTTGTAATTATTCAAAACGATGTACAGGAAGAAAAAATATCAAGAACTATTGGTTTATTTGGTGACGTAGGCGAACAAACATGTGCAGATGTTATATCTAATTTGATTGTTTTAAGTAAGACCGGTGAGATTCCTAAAAATGAACGCAAAAATAAATATACGCACGAACCTATTGAATTTTATGTTAATACGCATGGCGGATCTGCCAGCGATATGTTTGCGATTTATGATATGATGCGTCAAGTTCGTAAATCATGTGAGATAAACACAATCGGCATGGGAAAGATAATGAGCGCTGGAGTTCTCATAATGGCAGCAGGAACAAAAGGAAAGCGTAAAATAGGTGCTCATGCTCGCGTTATGATCCATTCAGTATTAGGCGGCTCTGAAGGTCCATTACACAATCTTCAAAATGAATTTGATGAGATTAAATTTGTTCAAGAGGCTTATACTAAAGCACTTATCAAAGAAACCAATTTAACTCCAAAAGCAATGAAAGATTTGCTTGAACGTCACGTTAATATATATCTATCAGCCGAAGAAGCTGTTAAATATGGTATTGCCGATGAGGTAATTTAAATGTCAAAAGAATTTGAAAAAAAGATTGAAGAGTTATTTCTTCATGACCAAAAGATATTAGATTCTAATAGTTTAAAACAAATTATTTTTGAATCTCTTAATATGTCTTCCATAAAAGAACAAACTGAGAATGTAGATTTAATATCTTCAGAAGATATTATGAAGTTTTTACCAAAATTTGAATTTACAGAAGACGTTGGAACGATATCAAGCGAAGATCAAAAGCAATTTCAAAATTTCTTTGGACCAACTTTAAAAGCTAAAAAAACAATCGAAGAAAAAATAAATTATTTATCTAGTTTCAGTACCAATATAACCAAAAGATCTACAAGCAATATTTTATCTGGCTTAATGATGCTAAAAGTTCTTCAAAATATGATCTCTAAAGCATCACCGGGTGCAGCTGGTTTGCAAACTGAAGCTTTTATAGCAGGATTGATGGGTGGAGAGCAGATTAAACGTAATGTATCATTGAATGTAATAGATGTTGTTATAGGATCTAAACCATATCAAATTAAGGTTTTGTCACCAGATAAGAATATAACAATGTCATCAAAAAATGTGAAAGACCATTTTATCAATAATAATTTTCTTAATTTTTTAATTGTTATTAAAACTTCTATGGAACAATTAGATTTTTATTCTTTTACTTTAGATAAAGAAAAAATTGAAAAAAATGAAAAGTTTAAATCAATGCTTGAAATGGATAAAACTTTTATAATAAAAATGGGTGAAGACGGTAAATATTTAAATATAAAACATTTAGGTGAAATAAAGATAAATAAAGAAATATTTAATCAATATAATCTTTTATTACAAAACAATGTAAAAGATGTACTAACTCAAACAGCAAATTTAATTAATAATATTAATCTTTTTTATATTCAAAATCGCCCCTCTGCTGCTGGCGCTGGAATAGCTAATGCTAATAATGTCGCTACTTTATTAAAACAACAATAATTAAACAGATGCAAACTTTTATTAAATATCTTCGTGAACAAATAGAACGTGAACTTGAAGAAGAGTTATCCAGACAAGAAGAATTAATGTCTGACGTTAAAAAAGCCTTATCAGACATTGATGGCATCTCTACAACTACTTCTAACAAAAGTGATTTAGCAATTGTTGTTCGTGTTGACGATAAAGATGAAATTGAATCAGCAAGAAAAAAAGTTAAATCAGCTATTAAATCATCTGGTTTGAAATTAGAAGATAGAGTTATAAATAAATTTGATCCAAATACAGAAACAACTGTTGCTGAATATAACGATGGCTCTGGACGTGTTTATATAGTTTATAAATACGATATAGGATCGCGTGAAGGATTAGCATTAGAACATGTTGTTGGTTTTGTACTAACAAAAAAAATTACTAGCGAACTCAAGAATCGTTTAGACTTACCAGAAGAAGCAAGTAAAGAAGAAGTTATCTCCAAGCTTAAAGGAGAATATGCTGATACTCTTGATATTGCACTAAAAGGTAAAAAGCTTGTTGAAGAAAAAATTGGTAAAATAGTTGATGCTGAAAGTGTCGGCTCCCAGAACTCCAAAGCCGATTTAGTATTGACAACAGAAAACAGTCAAAAAGTTGGATTATCTATTAAACTAGTTACAGAAGAAGGCCGAGGTGTTAGATTTACATATAATAAAAATCTTGGCTATGGAGATGAAACTGATGATAACCTTGTTCGTAATCCTAGCGGAAAGCCTTGGTGGCTTGTGGGGAGGCAAATATTTGCGAGGAAAGTCGGCTCTAGAAGTTATAATCCCGGCAAAGAAGAATTCGAAGCCCCCGCATGGATGACCAATGCTAAAGAAAAGCATCCTGATTTATATAAAGAAGCAATGAGCGAAGTATATGAAAAGATACGAGATGTATTAACTGCCAATCTTCGTCGCATGAAATTAAAAGAACTTGTTGCAATGGTTAATGAAGCGCATCTTGGCGTTAAAGATGAGCGTGAAGAGTATGATTTATTTTTAAAATTAACAGCAACGAGCGAAGGGGTTAATTTAGAAGAAGAAGCCTATGAAAAACCAGACATAGAAAAAATTAAAATGGATGGGATGAATAAGGCTGATATTGTCAAACAAGAAGACAGTTTAATTATTATAGATATTCCCGGTATGACTCCATTAACAATTCATAGCGTTAAATTTCATAGTAATATGTTATCAGCCAAGAGAGATGATTTAAAAATTAAGACTCGCTAATATAATAAAATGATTAAAATTATTATTAAAGAAAATAAAAAACTTTTAAAAGAGGAGCTAAAGTATTCAAAAACTTTATCAGATACCGCTTTTCAATTTTTAAAAAATAGTACAGAAGATAATACATTAAAGATACCAATTCCTTATAATGAAGTTTCTTTTGATACTAAAGAAATAAAGAATGGCTTAGTACTTGTGCATTTAATTAATAATCTTGGTCAAGGAATTGATTATATAAAAAAATTTGAAAAGTATTGGGACGCAAATGCCAAAAGCTTTTCAGAAAGTATAATAAAACAGATAAGCGGTTTAAGTTTTAAAAATATGTATTTTAAGGCTGTCCATAGTGAAACTCCGAAAAATATCGGCGGTAGATTTACTTTTAAATCTGTTAAAGGTTCTGAGGCGAGTATAATTAAGATTTATACATATATGAATAATACTAGCTCAAATAAAGATTTAGAAGGAACAATTATTCACGAATCTCAACACGTTACGCAATACATTAATCAGTTAGCAAAAAATTATTATAAACAGCTAAAAATTATTAAATCGTTTGATGATCTAAAGCCAGAAAAAATAGAAGATATAGTGATTGATGTTGGAATTGGAAGAGATCCAAAAGGAATAAAATATTCTAAAGACATGAGCTTAGAAGATTATTATATTTCTGATGATGAATATGAAACTTATTTAACTTCTATAGTAAGGACATGTTATTCTTATATCATTGAAAATGAAAGTTATGATCTTGATAAGTTGTCTGATTTTACATCTAAGTTTGTTGGCAAGCTGATTAATAATAAAGAATTTGCCAAGCAAGTTTTATTATCTCATGGTATAAAAAACTTATTTGATATATTTGAAAATATATTACGAGCTAGACCAAAAGAAATAATTAGAGATATAAAAATTGATTTAGAAAAAATGTTGCAGAGCAAATAAGAAAGGTGCGGTATAAGCGTGAAAAAAGTATACGATAATGGCTTGTCTCTTAATTCAAAAATTTTATCAGGAGTAAATAAATTAGCTGATGCAGTTAGTAGCACACTTGGTCCAAAAGGTCGAAACGTAATTATTCACAGCAAGGGTAAGAATCCTGTAATTACCAAAGACGGAGTAACGGTTTCAGAGGCAGTTCTTTTTGAAGATGCTTTTGAAAATGTTGGTGCTCAAGTACTAAAACAAGCAACAGCCGTTACAGCGACTGAAGCAGGTGATGGCACAACAACTGCAACTGTTTTGGCAAGAGCTATCGTTAATCAAGCACAAAAATATATTATTGCCGGTGCATCACCAACTGATTTAAAACGCGGTATGGAATCTGCGGCCATTAAAATTGTTACAAAAATAAAAGAACATAGTAAGCCAGTTGCAAGCTTAGAAGACATTGAGCATATTGCAACAATATCAGCTAACGGTGATAATAGAATAGGCAAGCTTATATCAACTGCTGTTGATAAAGTTGGAAAAGACGGTGCTGTAACAATTGAAGAAGGCAAATCCCTTGATACAATTCTAGATATTGTAGAAGGTTTTCAATTCGACAGTGGATTCGTTTCACCACAATTCATAACAGATGAACGTCGTGGAGCAGTGCGTTATGAAAATGCATTAGTCATGGTGACTGACCATAATCTGTCCAGCATAGAAGAAATGATGCCAGTATTAGAGATCGTAGCTAGAGAAAATAAACCATTTGTTATTGTTGCAGAAAATATCGAAGGTCAATTATTGGCTGCTTTAATTTTAAATACCGTTCGTGGCTCAATGCGTATTGCTGCTATTAAAGCTCCACGTTATGGCGAAGAGCGAAGAAATATTTTAAAAGATCTTGCTTTATCCGTAGGAGCAACTTATGTTTCACGCGAAAGCGGCTTACTTATCAATGAAGTAAAGCGTCAACATCTAGGAACTGCAAAGACTGTAGAAGCTTTAAAAAACTGGACTACTATTGTAGGTGGTGGTGGTAATTATGACGAAGTAGATAAACGGATTGACACCTTAAAGACGGAAATGTCCATCACAGATGATATTCGTGAATGCCAGCGTATTCAAGAGCGTATTACTAGATTAGCCTCTGGAATCGCTATAATCCGCGTAGGAGGGTTAACTGAGGTAGATATGGTAGAGCGCAAGCACCGCATCGAAGATGCATTGGAAGCCGTTAAAAGCGCTCAATTGGAAGGAATATTGCCGGGAGGTGGAACAGCATTATTGAAGCTATCTCGTAATTTAGACAAAGAAGTACTCACTGAAAACCAAGATGAAAAATTTGGTATTGAAATAATCATGAAAGCTTGCGAAGAGCCAATACGTAAATTAGCGGATAATTCTGGTTTAAAAGCAGACGTTATAATTAATGATTTACTCAATAATTATGAGGATTTCTGGGATGGAGTCAATTTTTCTAATGGACACTATTCGGATATGGCAGCGGTTGGTATTATAGACCCAGCTAAAGTAACACGTTGCGCATTACAAAATGCTGTAAGTGCTGCGTCTACTTTACTCACCACCTCTCATGCTATTATAGAAATTTAAAACTAATTATACATAGCAGCCAATTTTCTGGCCTAGCGGGAGTGTTTTATGGATCAAAGTGGTCTAGAATACATTGTCAGAGAATTGACAGAAAGTATTCATGAAATAAAATTGAATACCGAAAGACTTGTTACCAAATTAGAACAAGTCAATGATAATATTGAGAAATTAGAAGCAAGCGTTGAAACTCTACATAAATCTTTGTCAGAACAAGACAGACGTTTAACAAAGCTTGAACAAATGGTTCCTCGCAATCTTGTAGAAGATGTTGCTTTATTAAAACAAAATCAATCTAATATAACAAAAATATTATGGTTGCTTGGAGGAGGCACTTTAACAGCACTAGGAGATACGCTTTTAAAGATGCTCCAAAAGTAGTTTAAAAGATGAACACATGTGTTATAGTAGCGGGGACGGCTAGAAGCTGTCCCTTTTTTTTGGAGCTTAAATGAATGCTAAAATGATTGTAACAGTACCTATAGATGATATTCCTAGTGAAGTTTCTAAAATATTAGAAAAAATTACTGGTAAGCTTTCAACAATAAAAGAAAAAACTGATAATTGTTGCTATAATAAAGATATCAATTTTGTTATTGAAGAAATAGATCAAATAAGAAAAGTACTATCATTAGTTGATATAAATCTAGATGATTGTTATAATGTATTATTAGGTTATTCTAAATACAAAACAGAAATAAGAATACAAAACCTAGAAAAACAAAAATCAGAAGAAGGGAACAACAATGATAGCAGCAATAATGGATAATCCGTTTGCTATTGGAGATCTTGTACATATTCCCCAAGGAACTACATTATATAAGTTATTGAATAATCAGACAAAAATCTTATTTGATCGCCCTATGCCAATAAAAATAGCCGATAAGCCTTTAGCCGGTTATATAATTAATAAATCAATATATGATTTTTACGTTGTTGGTGTTGGTGATAAAGAATATATGATTAAATCTGATGAAATAAAATTTTTGAATGGAGTAAAAAATGTTTATTAAACTTTTAGAAATTTATGAAGAAATTATTAACTACAATAAAGCAGAAGGAACAAAAATTTTCTCTATTAGAGAAATAGCAGTAAATCCAAATTATATTAGTTCTTTTAGAGCAGATACTTTAATTGAAAGAATTGTTAAAGATAACCCTGCGTGCGCAGAAGGTTTGCAAAAAGAACAAAAATTTACAAGAATTTATATTAATAGGGGAGGTAGCAACCAAGAAATAGTAATCCTTGGTGATATAAATACAGTGTGTAAATTATTAGACCTTAGCACTAATAAAAAAGTTATTAAAGGGTAGTATAACTAATTATTATACTAATGTCTAATAAACTCAGCAATATTAAATACTATACTGTCACTTTAGAAAAGTGTCTTAATCTTCTTATAGATACAGATAGATGCACTAGAATGTTTTCTACTAGTGTAAAAGCTATGGTAGATAAATATTCACTTGATAGCTGGGATAAAAGTCCAATTGCTGATTATATGGATGCTTATCTTAATGCAAAAGTTTTAAGAGATTTTTTGCAAAAAAAGATAGAACAACCAGATGAAGAATTAGTAAAATTTGCTGCTAAAAATAAAATTGATGGTGTAATATATACTAAAAATGAATTGACGATGTTACATAATTTAGTGGAGAACTTTGAACAAACTAAAGAATATCTCCATAAAACATACGGCTTTTCAACAATGTTAAATTAATTCTTGACAAGTTTATAGACAGATATATCTTATTTATAACGCCACTAAGGCGATGATAAAGGAGATATTTATGTCAGTTTATGCTTTAGATAAATTTTTAAATAATGTTTTTGACGTATACGCAGTATCGGGAATGTCAAATGATTTTACTTATAATAAAGAAGAATATTATGTAACATCTAACGATAAAGAATGGATTATTGAAATGCCATTGCCCGGTATGTCAAAAGAAAATTTAAAGATTGATTTTCAAGATAGTATGCTAATTATTTCTGCTAATTCTTCTATTAAATCAAAAGCTATTCGAAATATTAAAAAGTCTTGGGCATTAGATGATTCCATTAATGTTTCGTCTATAACTGCAAAGCTTGAGAATGGTCTACTTACAGTAGTCTTACCAAAGATTAAGCCGGAAAAGAAAAGCATTTCTATTAATATTTCTTAAATATAATATTTAATAGTATAAAATTAAGGAGAAGTAGGCGTTTTAGCCTACTTCTCTTTCTTTTTTAACTATTTATGTATTATGAAGATAAAAATAAAGATTCTTGAAAAAAATGAACTAGGACAAGCTGTTGCTGGCGAACCAGATGGTTCTCAACCGGATTATCGTAACATGGAAGAAGGATGTGGTTGTGAATGTGAATCGTGCCAAGCTGGTTCGCATCATGCTGATTATTCAGAAGACCAATATGGCATATCACTAAATCAAAAACCAGACGAAAATGGCGATGGCGTTATAAGTCCAGATGAACTATATTATCATTTCGATTTAAATAGTGATCAAGTGGTATTACCAGATGAATATGAACAACACGTAAAATGGCATTGTCGCCATCCAGAAGTATTTAATTTAGACGACAATGAAGAATACTATGAATTAGATGAAAATCTTTTAATCCAATTTAATAATTTATTAAAAGAAAAAAAAGATCGCTGTTACCGCCTAGCAAAACAAAAATATGATGTATTTCCAAGCGCTTATGCCTCTGGTTTTATAGTTAGATGCCGCAAAGGTAAAGTTGCTAAAAAGAAAAAATAATAATGCTCCTAGAAGATATATTAAAGCAATTAATTTTAGAATGTATTCAAGAAGAATATCTTGAAATTGATGATTTATTATTTGAAGGAACATTTGATAAAGAAAAAAGTAGTGGTTTGCACGGATGGTTTCAGAGGCAAGGTGGTAAAGGAAAAAGTAAAGGTTGGGTAGATTGTAATACATGTCGCACAGATAAAAAAACAGGACGTAAAACATGTAAATCTTGCGGCAGACAAAAAGGTGAGAAGCGTGGTAAATATCCAGCCTGTCGCCCAACGCCTAGCGCTTGTAATAAAAAAGGTACAAGTAAAAAGAAAAGCAGTACAAGAGTTTCTTGGAAGAAAAAGGAATAATTATGTTTATTAATAAACAAGAATTAGAAAATATTATTAAAGAAAGTCTACAAGAGCATTTAATTTTTGAAAATGAATTAGGCGATGAAACTGCTACATTAGAAGATGGAACTGCGGTTTGTGAAGCCTGCCTTTATGAAACCATGACTTGTGGATGTCCTGATGTTCTAGAAGAAGCTGAATATCATGGTCGCTCTGTTCCTTTAGGCAAACCAATGCGTGGAGATGTAAAAAAGTTTAAAGTATTCGTAAGAGATCCAAAAACTGGAAATATCAAAAAAGTAAACTTTGGTGATCCAAACATGCGCATCAAGAAAAGCAATCCAAAGCGCCGTAAAAGCTTTCGCGCACGTCATAACTGCGCTAATCCCGGTCCAAGAACTAAGGCACGTTACTGGTCATGCCGTAAGTGGTAATAAAATATGATTAAGATTAAATTACTAAAAGAAAAAGAAAAATTAGTAGGAGGAGCTGGGGATAATGTACCTGATTCCGATTTTGATCCAAAGCAATTAGCTATAGGCATTAAAGATGAAACTGGGGAACATACTCCAGATCCAACAATCGGTAAGGAAATAGCTAAAGACCATTTAAGTAATGATCCAGATTATTATAAAAAATTAAAAGCTGCTGGTATTGATGAAAAGAAAAACAATAAATTAAGTTCTTACTGGAAAAAGCGCGCAAAACGTAGAGCGATAAAAGCAAAACGTAGTTGGCCAAACAGCAAAGATCGTAAATGGGCTTTGGAAGAACAAGAAAAATCTTCTAAAATTAATAATGATATCTATAACTTATTTGAAAAAGAACTAGATATTAATGAAGAGCTTACTACGACAATAGAAGAGTTTTTAAAAAAAATGAAAAAAATGCGTGAAGAAATACATATACAAAAGTTTGGCCCCAATACGCCAGATAAGTCTAAAAAATCTTTATCTAAACCATATCCAAAGCACAAAAAAGGTGAAACTGTTGGCGGTTACTACAGAAAAGCCAGTAAAAAATTAGGTGGCGCAACTTTGGCTCCCGGTGAATCTTTTGGTCCAGCAGAAGAATAAAGGAATAAAGCATGTCGATTATATACCCCAGTATTAATACTAGTAATTTTGCTACTTTAGGCTCCAATACATTTATTGGTACAGAAATTGTTACTGGCTCAGTAAGTATTACTAATCTATTATCAGCAAGTGCTATAACGGCGTCCGATCTATTTTTAAATAATAATCCATATGCAACAACAGGAGCTGTTTCTGGTGCGTTTGCAAAATTAAATGGTGGCAATACATTTACTGGCGGAACAAATATATTCGAAGGCATTTCAGCGCATAATACCGTTACTGTTGATGGCACCAGTAATTTTAATTATGCTTATTTATTTCTGCAAGGAAGCACAGAAAGCAGATTAAAGATAAGAAAAGGCGGCGCAACAGAAGTTGGATCTTTCTACAACAGCACTGATGTATCACCAGAATTAGTTATTGAAGGTGTAAATGGCATTCAATTAACTGGTAGCGTATCTGGTTTGATAGCTAAGAGCCAAACATTATCAGGTACTTTGGTATCATTTAATACAAAAGTTAATATTTCAACTGCTAATTCGGGCGTAGTTGATCAATTCACCGGCAGCTATAAAGCCACTAGATATACAATAATGGCAGAAACAACTACCGGTGCTTATCACGTTCAAACTGCCGATGTATTATTGGCACACAACAATTCTAACGTACTAATTACTCCATACGCAGTAACTTGTACTAGTGGTAGTTATTTAGCATCTTTTGATGCTCAATATAGCGGCACTAACATACAATTAATAGCAACAAATCTTGTAGCAAGTAACATAGCTGTAACGATGACTAAGACTTATTTAGCTTAAAAGCGCATAGCGCAAGGAAAATATTAGGATGGCAATTTCAAATTTTAGAATTCCCACAGGATTGGAGGTTAGTGGGACAACAACAATAACTGGCTCTGTAAACGTTAGCGGTACTTTAACTAACATTGGCGATATCTCTGGCTCTAGAGGTGATTATACAAGTTTATATATTAATGGCGTCGCAGTAGCAGCTGGTGGCGTTGGAGTGTCAGACGTTAGTGGAGCAATTACTGGTGCATTGGCATCATATGATTCTAATGTTTCTGGTGCAATTACCTCTTCTTTAACTGGCTATGCAACATTAGTTGGTGTATCTGGCACTTTTGCAACATATGCAGAAGTTAGCGGAGCGATCACTGCTTCCTTGGCTAATATTCCAACAAGAAGCGAAGTATCTGGAGTATTAACTGCTTCATATGCACAATTAGCTGTTACAAATACATTTACAGCAGATCAAATTATCACTGGCGGGTTGAGCATGACAACAGATTTGTCTGCTCGTTCTGCTTCATTAACTGGTGATTTAACAGTCGGTGGCAATTTATCAGTCAAGGGCCAATTAACATATATTGATTCCACCACTGTTAATATTGGCGATAAAAATATTAATTTAGGTACTGGAAGTGCTGTATTATCAGTATTAGATGGCGGCGGTTTAGATTTAGGTACCTCCGCTCAAGTCCAATGGCGTTATGATAATGCAAGTTCTGCATGGAAATCTAACGTAGCAGTTAACGTAAGCAGTGCCGTTCCATCATATAAACTTAATGATACTAACGTTTTAACAAGAATAGCAGGAGCAAACGCATTAGTAAATTCTACCTTTGGTTCTGTAAGCATCTCCAGCACAAGCGTAACAACTCTTAGCGGTGCTTTAACTGCTTCAGTAACTGCTCCAACAATTAATGTTGGTTCTCCATTATCAACCAGCGCATCACTTAATGCAGCAAACGCAGTGACTGTCGGTAGCATATCTACTCAAGCTACAGCAATTAATGGTGCTGCAACAACTGTCGCAGGTGTTAATGGTCTGTTCTTAACTGGCGCTAACGTATATGTAACTGGAAATACGTATTTCAATAATGGTATTTCTGGAACCACAGCACAATTCACAACTATTACTGGCTCTACAGTAACTGGCTCAACAGCACAGTTTACAACCATTTCTGGTTCTAATTTATCAGCTAGCACCTCAGTTACCGCTCCAACATTAGTAGCAAATGTATTGGTTGCAAGTGATGTTAATACATTAAATATTGCTGGCGGTGGAACAAACACAGTTGATACATTTACAGCATCAAGTTATTCTGCTGCTAAATACGTTATCAAAGCAAAAGATAATACAACAAGCGAAGTACATGTATTAGAAGCATTGGTCGCCACAGATGGCGCAGTAGCTATCTTGACTCCATATGCTTCTACCTACACTGGTGCTAGCGCATTGCTTACATTATCATCTTCTTATAGCGGTGGTGACGTAACTGTATCTGCACTAAACAATTCAGCAAATCAAGTAACAGTTAAATTCTTGAAGAGCTATATTGCTTAATATATAACATAGGAAAAGGTCAATGGCCATCTCAGATTTTAAATTAGAAACAGGTTTACAAGTAAGTGGTAGTGCTAAAATATCCGGTTCTGTAAGCGCCTCACAAGGTTTTACTGGCAGTTTGTATGGTACTGCTTCTTATGGACAAGACTCTAATTTATTGGATGGCCTTGATAGTACAGCATTTGCAAGATTAGCAAGTGCAAATACATTTTCACAAACACAAACAATTAGCGGGAACTTGTATGTCACAGGTACGGTTTCCGCTTCTGTTGTTACAGCATCACAAGGTTTTGTTAGTGGCGGTTTAACAATTGGTGATTATGTTCAATTGCTACCAGTAGGTGCAACAAACATACCAACAAATTTAACAGCATCATATATTTATACTTCCGGTTCAACAAACGATATGTATTTCACCCAATATCAGGGTCCATACACAAATACAACTCGTCTTCGTTGGCTAGAAAGCACATTATCCACAGGTCTTTTGCATGGTGGTATTTTATCAACAGTAAATGGTACAACAACTTTTTCAGTTTCAAGCGGTAGCGGTCTTATTCTTAATTATAATGCATCAACTGGTAGCGACCCATATCCTACAATTAATTTCGTTTCATGGCCTACATATACAAGTCAATCATTACTTTATTCTGGCTCTGCACCAATAACATATATTGCAATTGCTAGCGATGGAACCATCAGTCAAGAAACTCTTCCTCCAAATTTTAGTGAATTTAAAGATAGAATAGTATTAGGTCGTGTATTGCATCAAAGCGGTAGTGTAACAAATGGCGCTACTAACACTCCTCCAACTGCATATGGTCTTGCTACAAGCACGGCAGATTTTATCCGTGCAATTGGTCCATTAAAAATTAGTGGTCACTTCCTTGCTCCAAGTGGTTCTGGTAATTTATCTTTAACAAAAAGCGCTGGCGATTCATATGTAGAAGGTAGAAACTATAGTCTAAACCCAAATATCCCAAATCTTATAATATCAGCAAATGACCCAGCAGTTACAGTATCAAAGATATATCGTCAACGTTGTTCTGGTGGTATCGCAGTGATTGATACAGGAGTAGCAGGTGCTGGTTATACAACTGTTGACCCAACATTATATCAAGATGCGAATGGAAATTTAGCTTCTGTTGGCACCGACTTTACAGTTCAGCGAGTATATTGGTTTCCTAGAGCAGTAAACAGAGCATTATATGTTTATTACGGCCAAGCAACTTATGCTAATATTGATGACGCTATTGCCGGAATAAACACTGAAAACTTTGTTGAATGCGAAAATACTAAAGGTTCAGCAATATTAGTAGCCCATCTTGTAATGAAGGGCAATATTTCAAATTTTGATTCATCAATAACATCTCGCATATATCAAGCAGGTTTGTTTAGAGGTGGAGCAGGCGGTGGAGGCGGAGGAGGTGGAAGCAGCGGAGCAACTAATCTTGCAAGCTTAACAGACGTTTCTATTGGAACACCAGCCAATGGTCAAGCATTAATATATAATACTTCAATAAGTAAATGGGTTGAAGGATATCCAAACAGCGCTTCCTATGCTACCAATACAGCAACTGCTTCATATGTTGCAACTGGTTCTGCAATTGCTACATTCACAAATGACGTAAGAAATCAATTTAGTGTTGGTAGCAATATCGGGATTAGTGCCGGTGTTGTGTCTTTAAGTTCTTCTGTTTCCACAACAGCAGTCACAGGAACAACTGGCGTATCAGGTGCTATTGGCTTATTCCCAATATTAACTGGTTCAAGTCTTTCAGGAACAACCGCACAATTTACAACTATCAGTGGTTCTAATATCAGTGGTGCATTGATAGGTACATTAAATGGATTCACTGGCGTTGTAGCAGGAACTAATTTAACCAGTTCTACTTTATTAGGCGCTTTAAGAATAAGTCTTACATCCAGCGTAACTTCAGGTCTAACATTATTAACAAGCACAAGTGGTAACTTTACAATATTGTCTGGTACAACCACAACAGGCTCTACAGCATTATTTACAACAGTAACTGGTACAACAACTACTGGTTCTACAGCGACATTTACAAGGATTACCGGTAGTACGATAACTGGTTCTACGTTATCTTATACAACTTTAAATACCACACAAATGACTTCAAGTGGTAAGATATTGGTTGATAATGGTTTAAAAATAGGGAATGGCGCAAATTCATATGCTACCAATATCGGTATTGGCGATAGCGCTTTGGCCTCTATAAATAATCCTGTTGGTGTAGATAACGTAGCTATAGGCTATCAAGCGTTGGTATTAAATCAAAGTGGTAATCAAAATATTGCTATTGGCAAATACGCTCTTTATAATACTAATGGTAGTTATAATAACGTAGCAATTGGCGGTGGTGCTGGACAAGCAAATACTAACGGCGCTGAGAACATTTTTGTTGGTGCCGGTGCCGGTAATCAAGCAAAAGCTAGTTTTAATACGTTAATTGGCACAAATGCGGGAGTAAATTTAGTATCAAGTCAAAATACTGCCATAGGTTATTATGCCTTAAACGCACATAAAGGAACTGGCGGCAACAACTTTGCTCTTGGTACTTATGCCGTACAAACAGTAATAAGCGGTACCGAAAATGTTGGTATAGGAATTAATACAATCTATGGAATAACTAATGGAGATTTTAATATAGCTATTGGCTCAAGAGCTATTTATCCTTCTGCTCAAGGATATAATAATGTTACTTCAAGTTATAATACTGCAATAGGTTACAATGCTCTATCTACCATAGCAGCTGGTGGAGAAAATTTATCAATCGGTTATAATGGTCTTTTGAACTTAATTAGTGGTTCACAAAATAATGGTGTAGGTACTGCTATTCTTGGTTCATTAAAAACAGGCTCTGCTAATACTGCTGTTGGTTATAAAGGATTATTAAATCTTATATCTGGCAGTAATAACATAGGAATTGGCAATTATGCTGGTAGTTCAATATTGACTGGTTCTGGTAACGTAATAATTGGTAGCGCAACTGGCATAAATAATACCGACAATAATATCTATATCAGTGATGGTGCTGGCAATTTAAGATTACAAGTTGATAGCAATGGTGCATTATCTGGTACAGTTATTACTGGTTCATCTATAACAGGTTCAACCGTATTAGCAACTGTTGTTACTGGTACAACAACCACTGGTTCAACGGCCTTATTCACAACTATCACTGGTTCAACAATAACAGGCTCTACAGCTTTGTATACTGTAGTTACAGGCACCACAACAACTGGTTCAACTGCAACTTTTACAACTATTAGCGGCTCTAATATCAGCGGTGCATTAATAGGTACGTTGAATACAATTAGCGTCATCAACGCTAGTACTAATTTAACTGCCTCCAACGTTGGAAGTATTAGAAGTTTGGCATTAACTTCTAGCATCACAAACGGTTTAACTAGGGTTACTGGTGTAGAAACAGGCAGCTTTACATATTTAACTGGTACAACCACAACTGGTACATTAGCCACATTTGGTACAGTGTCAGGCTCTACAGGATTGTCTGGCGCACTAGGTTTATTTACTACTCTAACTGCTTCTAATATTTCCTCTTCAGGTAATATGACTCTTGGGGGAAACATTACTTTATCAAATGCTGGTGGTATAGTGTTTGGTACTACTGCGGGGGCTTCAAGCGGCACATTATCTTCTAATACATTAAGCGATTATGAAATTGGCTCTTGGACGCCCGCTTATCAAGGAACAGGTTGGACATATAACTCCGGTCTTACCGTTGGTAGATATACAAAAATTGGAAAAATAGTTCATTTAGAAGGATCTATATTGTTAACGGCTACAGGAAGTAATGCCCCCGGTGTCGTTATTACTGGTATACCATTTACTAGTAACGGTAATACTTATGGTGATTTTAATGTGATTCGATATCAATCTCTTGCTGCTGGTATCACTACTTATCCACAAGGTTATGTCGGTTATGCAGCAAATACTATTACTTTAGAAAAAGCCTCTAATACTTTATTAGTAACTGATTTAACTAATGCTTCTTGGATTTGGTTTTCTGCTATTTATACAACAACATCTTAATATAGGAAAATAATTATGGCTCTTACAGAAAAAAACATAATAGATAAAATTGAAGTTTTAGAAAATGGAATTATTCAAGTTCGTCAAGCAACTATTGTCGAACGTGATGGAGTAGAAATTGCTAAAAACTATCATCGCTGGACATTGACTCCCGGTCAAGATTTAACAGGTCAAGAGCAACGTGTTATAGATATTGCAACAGCCGTATGGACACCGGAAGTTGTTGCTGCTTATCAACAAATAACTGGATAATAAAATGAAGATAACGAAAGAAAAGCTATTGCAAATAATTAAAGAAGAAGTATCTTTTGTTTCTTCTTACCCAATTCCTGCTCCTAAACCTGATAGCATTGATCCAGATGGTTACGAAGGAAGAATGGCCAAAAACAATCTTTCTAAAATGGAAGAATATGCACGTAGTTTACAAGGCATGATTGCTGATAATGAGAATCTTGAGCCTTGGGTTGAAGAAAAGATAGCTGTTGCTGCTTCCATGCTAGATAGCGTTGCTCACTATTTGCAATACGATAAATCACATCCACAATCTGGCGAATAAGATATGCAGAAGTATTTAGACTTTTGGAATAGGTATCTAAACGAAAGAAAGATACGTGGTGTAAAAGATACCTCAAAGGTAACTTCGCTATGTGTATTTGATTTCGATGGTACATTATTTAAAAGTCCAGATAAACCAGAAGATGAAGGAAATAGCTGGTGGTTATTTGCTAAAAGCCTAGATGAACCAGCTACTCCGCACATTCCCGGTAAGGAATGGTGGTACAATAAAACTGTTGATTTAGCTTTAAACAAAATTAAAGACCCAAGTGTATATTGCATTATGTTAACGGGTAGAAGCGATAGGTTCCTTAATAAAAGAATCAACGAACTACTTCTACAAAAAAAAATGATGTTTGATGAAGTTGGATTAAATGATTCCGGTGAGGAATCAGAAAATTTCAAGATTGCACGTATTAGAGAATTATTAAATTCTCTTCCTAATATTCAAAAATTAGAAATGTGGGAAGATCAAAAAGATTTGGCAGATAAATATTCAGAAGAATTCTCTGGCGATAAATTTAAATTCCTTGTTCATATTGTTGATGATAGTTATTCTAAATCCGATAGCGGACAAACAAAAATAAAAATTAAAATCAAGTCTTAACAACAATTTTTTCTAGTTGTAGTATCTTTAGAAATAGCGGATACTACTTAAGATATTTTCAAGGAGATAAATAATATGTGCATGATCTGTAAGGGTTTAGAACGTGGCAAATTCACACCAGAAGATGCTAGAGATAAGCTAGAAGAATTTGTTGATTTAGACCTGTTAGATGAAGATCATCAAGAAGAAGTTGAAATGCTCATTGCAGAAATTGAAGAAGATGAATATTATTGGTCTACCGCTAAAAAAGACGCTAGAAGAACTCTTGAAGATGATTATGATTATGGATATGATGAAGAACCAGAAGAAGATCCATTTTTAGATGATGAACCTTACGAAGAAGACTAATTATATGCATGAGATGGTTATTTGACCACACTTATGGCTTTGGCAAAATGTCAAAGCAAAATATAATTTATTCTCCTTGTGCTGCTTTATTAGAATCACACGAATATAGTGAATTTCTGGAAAATGGATGGTATCCAGCAAATGATAATATCTGGTTTCAAACTCGCAGCACACGTATTAATCTAGAATTATATAAACCAACAAAGAATGTTTTGCGTTTGGCAAAGAAAGTTAAATACTTTCCAGATGTGAACATGACAAAAACCAAACGAGAAAGATTGGCAAGAATATATGACAAATATATCACTCGTAAAGGCTATAGTGATGATATGTCAATTGACGATATTATCTCTAATAGTCACGGGCATATCTATTACGTATATAATGGTGAAATCGTTGCATTCGCATTTTACAAAGTTATTGGAGAAGCTTACCTTGGCATAGAATTTGCGTGGGACTACGAAGAGCCAAAGCTTTCTCTCGGACATATTAACGTTTATTACAATTCTATTTTTGCTCGCTTTAAACGTTGCAAATATATATATCTTTCTTCTGGCTATGAAAGCTGCTCTATATACAAAAGCCAATACCCCGGTTTCCAATGGTGGAAAGGCTATCAGTGGTCTACAGATGTGGAGTTATATAAAGAGTTATGTCTCCGCGATGATGAAATAAAAATAGATGCAGGCGATCTAATATAAAGTTGTTAACATCAGCCAAGTTTCTGTTACAATCAGCCATATCTTTTGGAGGACGAATGATTGAATACGCAGACGTTATAGTTGATTTAGCTTATGGAGATAGCGGTAAAGGAAAAGTAACACATATCTTAGGCAAGAGCGGCGATTATACGCATTGTATTAGATATAATGGCTCAAATAACGCAGGTCATACAATCTATCATGAAGGTAAAAAGATTGTAACACATTCAATCCCTACAGGAGTTGTTCATGGGATCAAGTCTATCATTGGTCCCGGTTGTGTAATGAATGTTAAGCAATTCTTTGATGAATTAAAGGAACTCCAAGATGCTGGCATAAAGACTGATGGTCTTGTTTACGTTGCAAAGAATGTTAATATAATCACCGAAGAGCACTTGCAAGAGGATAGACAGGATGCTAAGATAGGTACAACAAAGCGCGGTAATGGTCCAGCATATCGTGACAAGTATAATAGAAAAGGCGTTCGTGCTGAACAAATACCTGAACTTCAAAACTATTTAATAGATCTATATGAAGAACTTCATTCAGAAAATACCCCATGCCGCATTCTATTTGAAGGCGCTCAAGGTTTTGGTCTTGACATTGATTGGGGCGATTATCCTTTCGTTACTAGCTCCACTTGTACTGTTGGCGCTGCTGTTGCTAACGGTGTTCCTCCAAACAAAATTAGGAATGTTTGGGGGATAACTAAAGTTTATGAAACATATGTAGGTGGCAAAAAGTTTGAACCAGATGATCCAATCTTTGGCAAGATACGTGAACTTGGCGGAGAGTACGGAGCAACAACTGGCCGACCAAGGCAATGCAATTGGATTAATACTTCACTATTACGCAAGGCTGCAAACATTAATGGCGTAAATAAAGTTGTATTCAATAAGGCTGATATCCTTAGAATGGTTGATGCTTGGAAGGCTTATGATTTAAATGGAAATCTTATCACTTTTCAAGATGAAGAACTTATGAAACAATGGATGCAAGAATTATTACCAAATGTAGAAATATTTTGGTCGGACAGTCCAGATAAACTATAATATGGCTAACTGTAATCACTGTGGAAAAACAGCATTTACAAGAATCTGTCCTAGATGTAGAAGAGTGATAAAATCCGATCCAGCAGCAGATGGAATTGGATGTTTAGTTATGATATGTATATTTGTTTTTGCATATTTTCATAACGCATGTGGAAAATAAAAAAGAATATAAAGTGCTTTACAAGATGTAGTGGCCGATGTATAGTAGTACAACTAACCCTGAGACAACAGGATCTTAAAAAGGAGAAACAAATGTCAAACCGTACCTCAACCGTATCAACCCGTCGTTCCGCAAAGAGCAACACCACCCGTCGTTCTGCAAAGAAGGTATTCGATGCAAAGACTGGCGTTTATGAAAACAGCCACGAAGTAACTGGTTATGGTGTTCAAATCCGTCGCGGCGATACACGTCACGGTGGAGAAAGCTTCGTAAAGATCTATGGTCGCAATTCTGAATCTGATACCGTAACTCTTTCTCTCCGTGAAGCACGTTCACTTAAGGCATTCCTTGACCGTGAACTTACTATGCTTGCTCGCGCAGAATAGTAAATAGCTGTTGACATACTGAACCCCACCTGTTATAATGCAGGTGGGGTTTCTTATTGGAGAAATAAATCATGACCGAAGATAACACAAATCTACTTAAAGTTTCTTATCCAACTGTGTTCAAAGAAAATTTCTATTTTGAATGTGAAGATGGCTGGATTAATCTTATTAGTGAAATCGCCAAGTTTATCTCTTCAAAGACAAAAGAATGCTATGCAGATCAAGTCAAAGAAAAGTTTGGTACACTTAGATTTTATATCAACTGTGGTAATGGTATCAGCGAACCAGAATATGTTGAAATAGCCTCTTTCATCTCAGCTATTGAAAGACAAAGCGCACATATCTGTGAATATTGCGGTGTCAAACTAGATGATAGTAATAGGAATAAAATCAAGAGTTATTGGATTAAAAACATTTGTATTACATGCAAACAGAAAGAAGACTTAGAGAGAGAAGAAGAGCTTGTCAAAAGAGCAATGAAGCTTAATAATGAACGCTAATGGAACCAATATTTAAACCGGGAGATCTGGTGGAATATATACCAGAAGCTTTCGGCCATAAAGATAAATATATTGGTACCGGCTATGTTGAAAAAGCTGAATTCAATGAAAGTACTGGTATGTATTTTTATACCGTAGTATCATTCAACACAGTTAAGCAATCAGCCAAGAACTTTGCCGAGTATCATATAGGTGAAGTAAGACGTATGTGGCACGAACATGTAGCGCAAACCATATTAAGAAAAATATCATGAAACATGCAATTGGCGACATCGTAGCATGCTACAATAACGCAATACGATCTAAAATAACAATTGGTTGGATAACAGAAGTAGTTTATGAAACAATATTTATTGCACACGTTGATTATCAAGAAGAAAGATATCGTGTACAATGGGCGGATAGTGATTTTGATGATGGTTCCATCATTCTCTACACACCAGAAGAAATAGCCGATGGAAAGAAATTGTATATTTCATGGCATAACTTATGAATACCACCCTCCACCCATCCTCCACCCCCCCACCTACCTACCTATCCATAGGGGATGTTGTATTTGTTAAATTAGGAACCGTCAGACCAAGTTATTTAAAGCAAATGTTTAAAACATATAAACATTTGAAACCAATAGATATACTAAAACAATTTGGTATCAGTGATAGAGTGGCTAAAGATATAAAGAACGATACATATTTTTATATAGATCCAAATGTGATTGGCTACATTAGTAGCGATCCTATGACCGCCGAAGTGGCAGAGCAGCAAAACCTTAAAGTTAATCAGTATGGAGATTTTATGTTAGGTTATGCTATTAAATTTGAAATGCTAAATAAAAAGATGCTTTCAGCAAACTACAATACTTTTATGTTCCATCATTCCTTATTGTCAATCTCGGATATAGTTATATATGAGCCGCATGAACTATACGAGGAAATCATGAATGAGAAAGGAAACGGATAGCAATTCTACAAGAATTATAAATGTAAATAAAGATAAAAATATAGATGTTACTGAACTAGTTCTTTTGTCCGGTTATGCTGGTCTTGTTATAATATGGGTATTCGCTTGTTGCGGATAATGTAAGATATATCGCACATCGTCATTATCTTGACGCCATTTATTTGACGCGACTTATATTTGGCGTCATATTTCTGTCGTCAAAAAAAACACGTCAAGCGTTTGACGCCACGATATTGGCGTCATGGAAATGGCTTAATAATTTCAACCACTTACGGCGATATATGTGAACGTATGGTCACGTCAGCATCCTAACCCGCCATATTTCCGGCGTCAACGCACCGGCATTAATGATTTCAATGGTTTAGGGGCTCTTGACTTCTCCTTGCGACTCGCGTACAATACCCTTGTGGAGTGTGCGTGCGCCAGCCGCCGCATATATGCAAATATCGTGCCAATAAAAAAGTTATTCCGTGCTGTTGACCGTGGGGACAGGGTATGCAATAATGCTTGCATCACTCGTTGAGCAAGGAAGAAAAAAATGGCTTGGGTTAATGGAAAGCGTACTGTTTACTGCCGTGTGTGTTATACTGTTGGGCACAATAGGCGCTCATGTCCAAGCTTGTCAGAAATTACAAAGCAGCGTTATAAGAATGGCGATCTTGCGCGTAAGTGTTCTTACTGTTATACTGCTGGTCACACTCGTAGGAAGTGTGAAAAGCTTGCTGTTGATATGGCTAACGATGTTAAGCTTAATGCGGAATATCGTCAGCAAGTTGCCGCTTATCTCTTGCAAAAGGGAATCGGTGTTGGTACAATGGTGAAGCGAAATAAGCGCGACGGTTATGATATTGAATCTGTCTATATGATCACTGGCATTGAATTTGATACTTTGACGCATCGTGAACCGGCTATTTATTGTCTGAGAGCAAAAGATCTTCACACTGATTCCCTTTGGGACCGTTCTTTCGCGTTGCCTCTTGACGCACCGCACATGAACCAGTATAATTGGTCTACCTGTGAAGTCGTTTCTCCGGTGGAGGAAAGCGATATTAAGCCGCTTATCACGGATGAATGGTTGACAGGCAAGAGCGGACTTGATAAGTATTATAAGAAGCCGGGGAGCCGGTCCTAAAAAGAAAAAGCAGCAAGGCAGTTGCAAGCGAAGCAGACCTGATGTAGAATAACCCAACCAAGGCAGTTAACCCGCAGTAACAATAAGAGGTGTGCAAATGGCTGTTGACTTCAAGACGTTCCTCAAGCTTGTCCCGCACGTTGTCAATGTGAAGAAGCCTGTTCTCATCCGTGGTCGTCACGGCATTGGCAAGAGCGAGACTGTTTACCAGTTCGCTGCTGCTGTGAACAAGCGAGTTGTGGAGCGTCGTGCTTCTCAGCTTACTGAGGGCGATCTTATCGGACTTCCTTCTATCGAGGGAAACAGCACTCGCTGGAACGCTCCTGATTGGATTAAGACCGCTTGTGATGAAGGTGTGGTTCTGTTTCTTGACGAGGTTGATCGTGCCACGCAGGAGGTCCGTCAGGGCATTTTCGAGTTGACGGATTCTCGTAAGATTAACGGTTGGCATCTTCACCCGCAGACTGTTATCTTTGCAGCCGTGAATGGTGGAACGCACGGGGCACAGTATCAGGTGGGTGAGATGGATCCCGCAGAGTTGGATCGTTGGACTGTTTTCGATCTTGAGCCTACGCCGGAAGATTGGCTTGACTTTGCCAAGGATAAGGTTGATACTTCGATGTGGGATTTCATCAACCAGAATCGTACTCATCTTGAGCACAAGGGAGAGTTTGAGCCTAACAAGGTTTATCCTTCTCGCCGTTCTTGGTTCCGTCTGAATGAGTGCTTGAAGAACGCTAATATGTATGCTAACATTCAGGACAATCTCTCTATGCTTTATGAGTTGACCTGTGCGTTCGTGGGTTTTGAGGCTGCTGTGGCTTTCCGTGACTTTGCGGAAAAGATTGATCGTCAGGTTACGGTTGAAGATATCCTTGACAGTGGCAAGCTTGATAAGGTCAAGTCTTGGAACATCAACGATCATACTGCCATGATTGACAAGATGATTGCGTGTGGTAAGCTTAAGGAGGAGTTGAATCCTGCCACTATCAAGAACCTTGCGGATTATGCAAAGCTTGTGCCCGCAGAGGCTTTTATGAAGCTGTGGAAGGGTATTGCTCAGGAGAATACCAAGAACACTGTCAAGCTGCATCCTATCGTTAAGGATCGTCTTGTCAAGGTGCTTGCTCCTGACCAGAAGAAGTAGTATAATTGGCGGGAGAGC